TACCTGATATCAAATTCCAACTATTATTTTTTCCAAATCCTTCAAAATTATCTAAATCAGTATTAAATCGAATATAACCTTTTGAACTAGATAGATCATTTGTATTTGGACGCTCCTGTGTAGTTCCTACTGGTACTCTGATAGCATCATTTGTTCCTAAATCTAGAGATACTCTACAATCTGCATTACCGATTGCAATTTTATCTTTTACACTTAATATATTATCTATAAATGTAGATCCTTTAATTCGTGTATTACCACCTACAAATAATGATTCTTGAGTTTTTGTTATACTTTTTCCTATACTTATTTTGTTTGTTTGAACTGCACTAAATGATTGCATTATAATTAATAATGTGATAAAAATATCATAGATTTAAACCTGTTTATATAAATAATATAAATAGTTTTATTGATATATAAGTCCTCCCATTCCATTTTCAATTACAAGTATGTTAAAGTATGACGTATAATATCTAAAATTGACTGATGTAGTTGACATTTGATCAATAGTTATTTTAAATTGTTTATGTCTAAATGATGATAGATTAAAAGTACCTCTAGGTTCATTTATAGATGGATTGAGTGAGAAATTAAGCATATATAATTGCTCTGATTGTTCTTTATAAATATCAAGAGTCTGAGTACTTGTGGTTGTAGCGTGTGTTAATTGTGTTAAACCTGATTTACTTGGACCAACTCCCTCAAATCTTTCATATAACTGGATTTTAGATAACATATTAATATCAATATTCTCAAGTATTGGTGTATTATTAATCAATATATCAGTATGCGTAATACCGCTTATATAATCGTGTGGATCAGGTGTGTTTGGATCTTGTATTAACCATAATATATATTTAGTTGGATGTTTAGAATCAAAATCTACATAATGAGTTGTGGGTGAATTTGAGGAAACATCTAAATTTATATTTGAACTTATATTGTAAGATGGAATAAGATAATCTAATTTACCAGCATTTAAAAACATTTTTTTTTCATCATCTCCAATATGTATATACTGAGTTGTTATCTCAAATTCATTTATAGATGCATTTGTTGATGTTACAGAAGTGCCATCTATATTTATTACACTGTCTATATCTGTATTGAATGTTATCTTTAATTCTATTCTTGAATTATTCAAAGCACAAACAGGTAAATACAATTCAGGATTTCCTGAAAAAAAGAATGGAAGAGGCAAATAACAATCAAGCTGGGAATTATCAGTAGGTGCATCACCCTCACAATGTGTCATTCTTTGGTATTTTGTTTGTTTACTAGTAGAATTGTTTAATGAATTAAGTAAATATATAAGTTCACCATTAAAGGTTTGAACATTTATTCCATTAATGGTTAATTGTGCTTCTTTGATTATGTTATGACCTATTCCGTTTTTGTATTTTGTATTACTATCACTTAATTGACTTAATTTAAAACGTAAATAGATACCAGCAAGTAGGTCACCTTTTTTAGGTATATCAATATTTATTACGGAACCAAAATTTGGAGTTGATGTATATGGAACTTTACTATAATCAATTGAAAAATTTCTTGCATTAATATAGCTTTTCTTAAAATAGGTTGTTTGAGGATTTCCATATAGATAAATATCTTCATTTCTTTGTGAGTTAAGTTGTAAGAGATTACCAGATACCATATTTATTATAAATCAACATAATAAAATAAAATTATATACACAGATTTATACCCCTTTAGTTTCTATATCACTATTTTGATAATTATATTTTTCTATTAGTAACTGCTTAATATAATCTACCCAATCACCCTGAAGTTGTATAATACTTCCATCCTTAATTGATCCATTACAACATTTAGCTTTTTTAACCATTTTAATAAACTCTTTTATTTCTTTATCTGATTCAAGAGTATTGGCAAAATTTTCTATTAAAGTCCAAGATTTACGGCCATTTCGTTGTTGTTTAGATATTATTACCTTATCTTTTGAAATAATATCAAGAGACTCTTCATTGAAATTAATGTTCATAAATATGATTATGTTGAACTCTTTAAATAATCATCAATTTTAAATAAAAAGATTTTATATAACCTTTAATCACTATCTGAGTCTATATCACATCCTCCACCACTACTAAAAGACAAATTATCATCACTTGCACCATTATTTGTATTTGATATAAGATTTTTATTTTTTTTATTATCAATATATGTTACATTTTCAAAATATTTTTCTAATTCTTGTCTTACATAATCAAGTCTATTACTACTAACTGTCCATCCTTTATGTTCCGGATTCCATCTAGCTCCAAAACCCTTAATAAGATCTCTACGATCAAATGTATTGCCACCTATAAGAATGGCATCCTTATATACAGACAACGTACAATCACCCTTTTGAATTATCTTTTTTGTAGTTGTCTTTTTTTTCTGACTTACTTTTTTTTTAGGTAGAGTATCAATAGGCTCTTCTAAAATACTCAATATTTTGTCAATCTTATTTTCTATACTCTGTATTTTTGATTCAATATATGGAATCCTTGCTATATTTTCTTGTGTTTTTTTATCCATTATTCTTTTTATGAGATAAAAAAAATAATTATTATTAATCAATTTTTATGTATATTTTTATGCATATTATTAATTATTTGTATATTAAACTACATAACCCATCTCTAATCAATAAAATATTATAATAACAAGTATAATATTTAAAAAGAAGATTTTGTGTTGTTGATATTGGTTGATTTTGAGCATCAGTATTCTGATCTAAAAAGTAATTAACATGTGAAAATGTATTATTTGTATATTTCGCTTCATCTTCTAGTTGTAATTTAATACTTTTATGCATAATCTTTGAAAAGTTTAATGTTCCTGTTGGTTCTGTTTTTGTAGGATCAAGTGCAAAACTGTAGACATACATAAGACTGTTACTAGAATTATGGAATTTTTGATACATCTGAACATCAGATAAGAATATAGAATTTATGTTATTAACTAATTCATTATTGTTAATCATTATTATTGCATCCTTTAATAAGTGTTTACTATTATCATAATTATATGAACCCTCAAATCTAAGACCGTTTTCACTTGTATGATTATCATATATATTATTATCATTTACATCTTCTCTCTGGAGATACCATAAAATATATTTGGTAGGATGTTTACCTTCAATATCCATATAATATGTTTTTGACGAGGACGGATTTTCTATAATCTCAGTGTTACCTATATGATATAATTCAATTAAATACGATAACTCTTTATTCATAAATAATACTCTTTCGTTAGAATCTAAAAATATATTTTCTGTTATTATTTCAAAATTCTCTATATTACCTGTGACACTTTCGTTATATAATTCAAATGTAGCAGGTACTTTGTAAACACCATTTGTAAGACCAACAATACTTGGAACAAGCTGATTTTTATTTTCAAAACCTGTATCTGTTGCACTAGATGGTCCTAAAGCAGAAATAACTCTAGTATCATCTGTATTGAGACCCTTTATTGAACCAATATCACTGATAAAATTTTCCCATTGAGCATAAGAATCTTCTTTGCTATTTGTGTCACCAGTTCCTGGAACAGCATTGGGAAGATCAGACCAAGAATCTGGTACGGATGATGTTTGGTATGATCTCACTACACACTTTTCTATTGTCTTAAATTTAATATGTAATTGTATCTCTGAATGAGTCAACGCACATAATGGAAGATACATTGAAGGTTTTCCAGAAAAAAATAAAGGTATCAACAAGGTGCTCTTAACATCTGATATATTATTACCTAAACTACCACCAATATTAAAATTATTTTGGGTATATTTAGACATTCTATAGAAAGATGTTTTTTTTCCTTGATTATTATATAATTCATTTGATAAGTATATAAGTTTACTATCTACGGTTTCTATAAGTTGACCATTTATGTATAGTTTTATAGTATCAATACAATTATATCCTATACCATTCACATATGAGGTAAACTGAGGTGATCGGGTTGAATTTATTGTATCTCCATTGATATCATATTCTTTGTAATCATTTGTTCTTTGAAGATCACTAAAATCTAACCTTAGAAATACTCCAGATAATAGATCACCTTTTATAGGTATATTTACTTTTATTTCACTTCCAAACTCAACAGTAGAACCACCACTAAATGGTACCTTATTATAGTTTATAGCAAAATTTGTAGACCTTTTATATACATCCTTAAAGTAGGTTACTTGTGGATTACCATATAGATATTTATCTTCCGCGCCATTCGCACTAATTTGGATTAAATTACCTAATACCATTTCTAATATAAATTAATATATTTTTAATTTATATTAATCTTATTTTAAACTATATTAATCTTTGTCCTAATCTTTTATATTATATTGCTGTAAAAGTAAATTTGATATTGTGTAAAAATTCTTTTTTGCATTTTTATACTGTGTACATAAAGGCGTTTTACTATTTTTTTTTATTTGACATACATCATCTAGTATAGAATTTTTCTTAAGAACTTTATTTTTCATTTTTAAGGTTTTTAATCTGTTATTAAATGCTTTTTTAAAATATATATACATACCAAAAATAGTTATTAATACTATTATTATACTTTGTGAACTAATAATTGATTCTTTTATTGAACCAAAAATTAAAGAAATAAGTCCTACAAATACTAATATTATTAAAACATTAGATGTATTTATATTAAAAAAAAACTGTTGTAATTTGCGACTAACGGATATCACCTCGTTATCTAATTTCATTTAATATTTATCTATATTTTAATATTTGTTTTCTACAATTTTCTTTATTGTGTTATTTGAAATACTTATACCCTTGGTTTGTAACTGTTTTTTTGTTCTAGATATATTTTTAGTTTTTAAATATATATCCTTTATAATGTCTATTTGATCACCTGAAAATTTCTTTTTACTAATTATATTCTCCATACTAGTAGAATCTAAATATTTATAATCTAATTCAATACCATTTGTAGTATCTACATATCCAGTAATTATAAGATTTTCGTGATGCACTTTATTATGACATTTACTACATAGCTGTACTAAATTAAATAAATCATTTTTATGAAAATTATCAATTATTCCATCTATATTAGCTAAATGTTGTTCATTAATATGATGTACTTCTTCTGTCTTTTCTTTACATATTGAACAATAACCCATAATTATATCAGAATTAAAATGAGATAATCTATTTTCTACAATTTTACTACTCTTATCTAATAATTTATTTCTAATTTTATATGCGTTTTCAATGAATTCTTTGTCAAGGTCCATTGCTTTTGCTACCTCCAGACCATAAATTGATGAGCCGCTACCTTCTTTCAATTTTCTATCATATATTAGCTTTTTAGTAACATTATCAAATACTGTCTCCATATGAAAACTTTTAACACCTTCACAATTTATTATTTCTGGCATTTTAGATAATTGATGTAGATGAGTTGCAAATATAAATGATGATTGTCGCTCAACAAGTCTTAATACACCTGATGTAACTATAGACACACCAGAAATAGTTTCTGTTCCACTACATAACTCATCTCCTAATACTAGAGAATTCTTGTTAGTTCTGATCAATATAGATCTCAATTCACTCATTTCTACTTCGAAAGTAGATTGACCTTTACGCATATTATCATTATTAGATATTCGCGTAAAAAGATGCTTATAAGGACTATATTTAAAACTTTTCGCAGGTACAAAAAACCCAGTTTGGGCAAGTATTATTGCAATACCCATACTTTTCATAAGACTGGATTTACCTACCGCATTTACACCATATAATAACATCCCTTTTTGATTATGCCCAATTGTTACATCATTTCCTACATATTTGACATTTTTATTTATTTTTGCTATTATTGGATGTAACAGGTCTTTCGCCTCAATATAACTATAATCTGTGTCATTATCTATTTCTGGTTTTACAAATACATTTTCTCGTGATACTTTTGACATACAACATATAAAATCTAAATAAGCAATAAATTTACTTATGTTTTTAAGTGTATCTTTATATGTATTATAATAATTATCAATAAGTTCAGTAAATTGTTTTATACACATATTTTTCAATTTTTCCTGATATCCTACTAATAAATGTGATAAATTAGATAACTCATCACTAGAGATTTTTGTTGTGCCACTTTTTCCAGAAGTTTGCCTATACATGAGTTTTTTAACATCCACTTTATTGCTTATTGCTTTTAACTGATTATTTGTAAATATATCTGGTTTATCTAAATTTTTAATTAATTCCTTAGATCTTGTAGACGTTGTTGATATATAATGACCATCTTTATCGTTATATTCTAATTTTAAAATATCTTCTCTAGGACCTTGCTTATTATCCTTAGAAGTAATTAAACTTAGTATCCTGCATAATTGCGAAAATAAACTAGTATATTCTTCTATTTTATTTTGTTTTTTGTCTATATCAGGATAGATACCCTCTTTGAATATATTTTCTTTAATGTTATTATTATTATTAATATAATGTATTCTATCCATAACTATTCTATTTTTATAGTCAGTAATAAGTTCCTTAAAAGACTCTATACTATCTTCTTCTAACATAATACCATTTTTATTAGATTCTATACCTTCACTGTTTTTGGAAAGTATATTAATAATGTCTATAATTTCTATTATAGAATCATAACTTGCACTGAGTAGATAAAAGTCCGATGGACTAAGAATTTTAATAGACATTTTTCTATGCAAACGCTCTATATCATTGATATTTTTGAGTTTATTACCTATAATATCATATATAAACTCTCCTTTATATTTATTAGAAAAGGCTTCCACTAGGCTATATCTTTTGTTAAGTTTATCTACATCAATAATTGGATTTAATAAATTATATTTTAAAAGTCTTTTTCCCATACAGGTTTTGGTTTTGTTTACTATATCCCAAAGAGATGATATTCCTTCGCATTTTTCTTTATCTATAATATTTAATTGTGTGATTGAATCTAGAGATAATACTAAATGCATACTAGGTTCACATAGTACAGGTTTGTTTAGTTTTTTGATATTGTTTTCATTATGTTCAAATATGAATTGTATTAGATATATATATGCATTGAGTGCAAAATGGGATTTTTCAAGACAAATGTATTTTATAGGATCTACCATTCCAGTATTTTGATATACCTTTCTAAGTATTTCATCTTTGAATTTTGGTTGTAACATATAAGCATAATCTTTTGTATTGTATGTATTATAATGTACATTATTATGACTTATTCCTAGGTATTTAAGAATGTCCTCTTTTGAAAGAGTCTCAATAATGCTTGTTAATACTATTTCCATAGGAGCATATAGTTGAATAAATCTGAATACCTCGTCTAAACAAAAAATATAATCATCAGGAGATGAATGGTTTTCATATATATAGGTTTCACCAGTATTGATATCAGCTATTGCTAAACCCAATGTTAGTATTTCTTTATTGGTTTTATAGTCTTTAATCTCTTCAATAAATATAGACATTATATTATTTGAATATTGTGTTGTTTCAAGATTATTTCCTGGCGAAAAAATCTCAGTAATATCTCTTTCAGGATTAGCGACACCATTTGCATCTTGTTCTATTTTGATAATAGTAAATCCCTCATTAAGTAGAATGTCTTTCCATTTTGTAAATGAATGTAATGGAAATCCTGCCATAAGATATTTATCCGATTTCTTAGATACTGATAAATTAGTTATTTTTGATATTTCTCTGATAATGCCTCGCTTATTATTATCATTTTCAATTCCATATAATTCAAAAAATCCTCCAACTTGCATTAATACAATAGTTTTGTTACCATATTTATTTTGATATTTCTCTTGAAGGTCAAGATAATCTTCAATTAAAACCATTTTAATTATAATCTATATCTAAAATGTTTTTAAATAATTTATATTAAAACTTATTTTAAAGATATTATTACCTATTATTCATTAAATGTTATTTTATTTATGTTAACTCCCTCAGTAATGATTGATGTGAGATATCTGTCCTCAATATCAGGAATATTATTATAATATTTTATATTTTCTATATTTTTTTCTAATAAACCAGGATATAGGTATTTATTTGTTTTTTCATAATAGCTTATGTTAGTCTTTAAAACTACTTTTTTATAGGTGTTTTGTTCTGATTTGATTTCACATTGTATTTTTGGTTTAAGAGTATTTTTGACATTAGCTCTTTTTATTTCAGTGCGTTTTTGTACATTTTTGTTTGTAGATATTTTTTTTGTAAGTTCCTTTTGAGAATAATATTTATCTAAAACTCCTTGTTTATGTGTAGTTACTTTGTTAGGAAATTCTTTTTTTGTGATATTATATTTTTTTTTAATATTTGTGTCTTGTATTTTGTTTTTTTGAGTTTTATTATCTATAAACTGTATTCGTGTTAGTTTTTTTGAAATATCATTTATTTTAGTTATATCGGCATTAGTAGAATTTTTTTTAGATATACTTTTAGTATGCATATTTGAGTTACTAATTTCATTTTTAATATCACTTTCAGGTGATTTTATGGTAACATTATTAGAGATACTTTTTTTTGATTTTTTATAGACAACCTGGCCTAAACATACATCCTCAAATTTTGTTTTTGATTTTTTTATTTCTGATTTGTTATTTAATGATTTATAATCCTTAGTTGGGTATATTCTATTTGGATTATCATAGCCTTTATTTTTTGTATGACTATGATAAGATCTATTATTATATGACCTATTATTATATTGTTTCTTAGACTTTCTAACAGGATTATCTATTTTAATTTTTTTAGTATTAATATTCATAATTTATTATATAAATCTAATTAATTATTATGATATTTACGTATACATATAGTGTTTTATTTCATTATTAAAATAGTCATCATTTTTATTTGAATTAGAAATATCTAATTCTTTTTTATATATTGAAAATCCTTTTTCGAGATCATCTAGTGTTATGATTTTCCTTTCAGAATGATCAGCATTAAGTATTCTTTTTGCGTGTGCAATTTTACATTTAGAAAATAGATTAACAATATCTCTACCAAAATATTTAAAATAATTTTTATTATCATTAAAAAAAGAAGATGGTATATCATCTACTTTAAGATCCCAATCATAATCTCTAACATTTTTAATAAATATATCTTTAAGCTCTTCTCCATTATATTCATCTAATTCTAGTAATAATCCAAATCTAGATTTAAGCCCTTGATTACCTTTAAAAAATCTATTATTTAAATCATCTTTATATCCAGCCACAATCAAAATTAAATCATTTTTATATTTGTCTAAGTATAAATTAATTAAATCTAATATACTTTGTGAATAAGAATCTATTTTATCATCAGAGCCTATAGAATAAGCTTCATCAAAAAATAAAACACATCCCTTAGCATCATCTAACAATTTTTGTGTTTTTAATTCACTTTGTCCAATATATCCTGATTTAAGATCAGTTAATTTAATTTCTTTGAAATCACCTTTTGAAAGTATTCCCATCTTTGCATATATTTTACCTATAATCTTAGAAATGTGGGTTTTTCCCATACCAGGACCACCATATATAGCAATATGTTGGTAATCTTGATTTTTATTATCTAATCCCTGTAAAAACATAATGATTTTATCAAATATACTTTCTTTTATATTTTTCATACCAATCATTGATGATAGTTCTTCTAAAGGTTCTATCATTTCTTCTAAAACTCTAAGATTTATATTATAGCGTTTTTTTTTGTTTTTTAATTCACTAGAGTATTTTTTACCCAATTGTATAAGATTATCTATATTTTCTATTTTAAAATCTAATTTTTCAAAATCATATTCTTTTTCTTCATTAGTTAATTCTAGTTTTTTTACTGGAGTTTTTGCATCTTCTGTACTTTGTTTTCCAGATAAATTAAATTTACTATCAAACGATGGTAAAAGAATATCTAAAACATTTATCGTATTTATGCCAGTATTTTTTGTAATAGGAGATGAAGATGTTGATATAGACTTTGTCTCTATTTTAGTTCCTTTTATAAATAGATCATTTTTGCTTAGATTAATGTTTGTACATATATCATCAAGTGGTTTTTCAGATTTTATATACTTAGGATATTTATTATAATAATCAAATCGTTTATTATTCTTTATATTTTTAGATTTCAACCTGGATGAATATAGTAAGTATTTTTGAAAATAGTAATATCTATATGCATATTGAGTTGATTTATTAAGTTTTTTATCAACCATACTTAAGATATAGATTATATTTTATTTACAATAATTTAATTAATGTTGCGTTATAAAAATATAAATAAATTTGATTTTAATTACTTAAAATTATAAAACAAGTAATAAAGAATGGACTTAACAAATAAAAGAGACTTTAATTGGGAAGAATCTGCTTGGAAAGTTCTTAAAACTATGATGAAAGAACCTAACTATTTAATACAACATCAAATTGGGGCTTTCAATGATTTTTTAGATAAAGGATTAAAAAACGTGATTGAACAATTTAACCCTATACAATTGAATTATGATTTTATTGTCCAACAGAAATTTTATAGATTCAGAGAAGATTCCAAATACTACGAATATGATCATTGGAAAAGTCTCGTAACTGAAGGTGATTGGATAGAGTATAGAGAGCTAAGTGATATATATAAGATGTTTAAAGAAGAGTATTCATTTATTAATAATAAGATAACTACTGTAGATTTATCTGAACATCTTTCTATTTCTAGTGAAAAAGAAAAGCTATTACAGGCAGAATTTAAGGAATTTATTGAAAACAATATTGAATTTAATACAGAAACTGTGAATAAGCATAGATATGATCTAGAGATAGAGATATATCTTAATTCTATTACGCCTCCTACAATCTATGAAAATAATGGTAGTCAAAAGGCAATGTATCCAAATGAGGCAAGATTGAGAAATTTTACATATGGTTCCACAGTGTACATTGATTTTAAATTTGTTACAAGAGAAAGATATGGTATAGGTTTAAAAAATACTAAAGAACTTCCTTCAACAACTATTCATAAAGTTCAATGTGGAAAGTTGCCAATTATGTTAGGATCAAAAGCTTGTATATTATCATCTCTATCATATAATAAACGAATTGATTATGAGGAATGTGAGTTTGATGAAGGGGGTTATTTCATTGTTAATGGCACTGAAAAGGTAATTGTATCACAAGAAAGACAAGCGGAAAATAAATTATATGCATTTAAAAACTCTAAATCCCAAAACAAATATGCATATGTGGTTGAAATCAAATCACTACCTGATAAGAAAATTTTAACACCTAAAAGCATTCAGGTAAAGATCACATCTAAAGAGGGCATACACGGTAGAAATATAAAAGTATCAATTCCACATATAAAACAAGATGTTCCATTATTTGTTGTATTTAAAGCTCTTGGTATAACAAATGATCTAGATATTACAAATTATATTCTATATAATATACCTAAAGAAGAATGGAGAAATTACACACAGTTTTTAAGAGCATCGTTAGAGGAGGCTTCAACTATATTAGATCAAAATATGGCAAAAGAGTATTTATGTAAATATGTAAATATGATGGGATACGATAGAGATAAGAGTGAAAAAGATCGAAGAATGACATATTTAAATGATATTATAATAAATGATTTTCTACCCCATATTGGTGAAGAATACAAATCAAAAGCATACTATTTAGGTTATATGGTAAAAGAATTATTAGATGTATTTTTAAAGAAGAGAGAAACAGATGACAGAGATTCTTATGTTAATAAAAGAGTCGATACTGCTGGGGTTTTGATGTCAAGTCTGTTTAGACAATATTATACAAAACTTATCAAGGATATGAAAACTAATATAAACAAGGAATATACAAATGGTTCTTGGAAAGCTACAAAAAATTTTCAAAACATAATTAATGAGACAAATATTTATAAAATTATTAAATTCTCTACTATTAGTACTGGTTTAAAATTTGCACTTGCTACTGGTAACTGGGGAATAAAAAATAATAAAAATAAACAAGGAATTGCTCAAGTGTTGAGTATACTAACGTTTAACTCTAAACTTTCACATTTGCGTCGTATAAATACACCTATGGAGAAGACATCTAAACTTGTAGCACCTCGTAAACTACACGGAACACAGGCATTTTATATATGTGGTGCAGAAACTCCGGAAGGTGGTTCAGTTGGAGTGGTAAAAAATATAGCATTGTCGTGTCATATTACTAATTATTGTGATATGACGCCAGTTATGAATATAATTGAATCATTTGATGTTATAAATATAAATGATGTATATCCCACAGATATAATTGATCATACAAAAATTTTTGTAAATGGTAAATGGGTTTATGTTACTAAATCCCCTAAAAAATTAATTGATCTATTGAGAAATTATAGAAGAAATGGCTTAATTCACATCCATACTGGGATAGTATGGAAAATAGATAAAAATATAATTGAAGTTTATACAGATGCTGGAAGATGTATTCGACCTTTATATATTGTAAATAATAATAAATTAGCTATGAATAATGATGTTTTAGATAAAATTGACAAATCAATCATAAACTGGAATAATCTTATAGTTGGTAGTTTAAATGAAGGAGTCTATAATAAACAAAATACTATATCGTCTGGGGTGATTGAATTTATTGATGTTCAAGAAGCAGATAATTGTATGATAGCAATAAACGATAAAAAGCTGAATGAGGGTGTAGATAAATTTGTAAAATACCAATATACACATTGTGAAATTCATCCATCATTTTTACAGGGGGTGTTAGCATCTATTATCCCTTTTTCAGACCATAATCAGTCTCCTAGAAATACATATCAATCGGCAATGGGTAAGCAAGCAATGGGTATTTATGCAACAAACTTCCGTTATCGAATGGATACTGTAGCCCATATTCTAAGATATGCTCAACTGCCAATCATCAATAGTCGTATCATAAAGTATTTACCATCAAATAATCTTCCATCAGGAATTAATGCAATAGTTGCTATAGCATCATATTCTGGTTATAATCAAGAAGATTCTATTATTATGAATAAAAGTGCTATTGAAAGAGGACTTTTTGTATCGGATCTATATAAAACATATAAGGATGAAGAGAAAAAACGACAATCATCTAGTGTAAGAATGCAAGAAAAATTCACAAGACCTAATATCAAGAATACATTAGGTGTACAGGGCAATAATTATTCAAAGCTAACTGAAAATGGACTTCCTATTGAAAATGTGAGAGTAACAGAAAATGATGTAATTATAGGTAAAATTCATCCTATACATTCAAAAAAAGATGAAAAAGATGTTAATAAACTAATGTATAGATGTTGTAGTACTACACTAAAAGGTAATGAAAATGGTTTTGTTGATAAAGTTATTGTATCACGCAATGGAGATGGTTATAAATTTGTTAAAGTGAAAATAAGATGCACCAGAAACCCTACTATAGGTGATAAACACGCATCAAGACATGGTCAAAAAGGAACAGTAGGAATTGTTTATAGGCAAGAGGATATGCCTTTTACTAAATTAGGAATGAAACCAGACTTAATAATGAATCCACATGCAGTACCATCTAGAATGACTATTGCACAAGTTATTGAGTGTTTGATGGGAAAAGTGTCAGTCAATCTTGGTATGTATGGAGATGCAACTGCTTTTACATCATTTAATGAAAAAAAATTAGGTGATTTACTCGAAAATCTGGGTTTTGAACGACATTGTGATGAGGTGCTGTACAATGGTCGTACCGGTGAACAACTAAAAGTCAACATATTTATGGGTCCAACCTTTTATCAAAGACTTAAACATATGGTAGATGATAAAATCCATTCTAGATCAACTGGACCAAATGTTATTCTTACACGACAACCTGTTGAGGGTAGATCACGTGATGGAGGTCTTAGATTTGGTGAAATGGAACGTGATTGCATATTATCACACGGAGCATCGAGTTTTCTAAAAGAAACACTACAGGATAGATCTGATAACTATAGAATGTATATTTGTTCTAGTTGTGGATTAGTAAGTGCAGTAAATAAACAATCTGATATTAATTATTGTAAAAATTGTAATAATAATACTGATTTTTCTGAGATTAGATTACCATATGCTATGAAACTCTTTGTACAAGAATTAGAAACAATGTGTGTTGCACCCAGAATGGTAACAAAATATACAAAATAATTAAATAAATAATATATCATTATAGATATTTTATTTAGTATCTATTGTTATAATAAGTTTTTAAATTATTATTTTTTCTGTTTTTAACAACCTTAGTCCAGCTACTATCATCTCTATTATCATACATATCATAGTTTTTACTAATTGTATTATCATCCCTAATCTTAGTTGTGCTATTTTGATTTTCCAATAATTTTGATTTTTTTTCAATATTATTTAATCTAGACTCTATATCACTTATATGTTTTGTAATATTTGTTATACTTTCTTTGTAATTATTTAGTGTTACATTGACATTGTTATAGTTTTGATTCAAAATACTCATATTATGCTCTTGTTGTGTATTATATTGAGTTATTATATTCATTACTCTCTCTACAAATGTTGAATATTTATCATTAATACTATGCTCTATTTCTGAATAAAGTTTTTTAGTATCAAATACTTCCTTTGGTGTATCAAGACTTTCTTTATTGTTTTTAACTGAATTGAATAATCTATGTATTAAATCTATTTTACAATCCTGTTTTAATAATCTGGCATTAATGTTACTTATATCACCACTTGCACTATTCATATTTTTTGAAATCTCATTTTCAAGACTGTGTATTCTAATTTTAATCTCTCCTAATTCTTTAATTATAATATCATTTAATAGAGGATTTGTTAATGACATATTATATAATTTTAATAATTAAGTTTTAAATATATATAATTAATACTTAATTACATTGTACATTTTAAATAATTTTCATATTGATTTCTTATGGTAATAAATGCTTTATTTATTTTCTCTTTTTCTTCGTCATTTCCACCAGCAAGTTCTTTTTTTTCATTATATGCATTTTTTATTTTACTAAATAAAAGCCTTTCACTAACATCTAATCCTAAATCTAGACAACAAGTATCAAATATATCCTTATCATATACTGATTCTTCATCTATAGGTTCATAAGCTCTTTCTTTAATTGTTTTTTCAAGGAGATTTATTATCTTATCGATTATAACTAACCCATCTTTATTAAAAGTCTTTTCTATAAAATTATAGTTATCTGTTTTAAATATGATTTTTATTTCATTTTTTGGATAAAATAAAACCTTGTATAGATATTTTAACTTATTCTCTTTATATTTACGAAATTCATCCCTATCCCTAAAATTATCCCTTTTTATTTCATTACAAACCTCACTTATGATCTTAGTTGAATAATCACGGAATTTTAAATAGTCATTGTCATTCATTTCTAATATTTTTTTGTTACAACTTTCTATATTTTTAATATATTTAGATTTATTAGATACAATACCTGTATTATGCCTTTTATTTTGTTTGATACGTCTTCCACCTGCAATGACTGCTTTTTTTACTTCCATTATTATATTAATATCTATTTATTTTTAAGATTATATAAATCGATATTATTTAAATATTTATACTTCTTTAATATCTAAAATTTCTATTTTTTCATATGGTTTATCATTTATATCAGTGTGTGCATTTTCAATTATTTTAAGATTTTCAAACCCTCTTACTATTTCTCCAAAAACTACATGCTTACCATCAAGATGTTGTGTAGGTACTAATGTAATAAAAAATTGACTTCCATTAGTATTCTTCCCACTATTTGCCATTGATAATAATCCTCCTTTATTATGCTCAATTCTAAAATTCTCATCTTTAAAATTGTCTCCATATATAGATATACTTCCAGTACCATCATTATTAAGAATATCGCCACCCTGAATCATAAAACCAGGTATGATACGATGAAATATACTCTTATTGTATCTTTTACCTGATATACCATACTTTGCAATTTTCCTAAAATTTTGTGTAGTTAATGGAACAATATCATCATATAGCTTTATTTCTATTGTTATTTTTTTATCCCAGTCTTTAGAAGCCTGTCCTGCCGGCGTTTTCATAGATACACCTATTGTCATTTCTAAGTTTTTATTTATATTACTAAACTCCTCTTTTTTATCTAATTCTAAATTTTCCTTAATATCATTAACTATTTCTTCTTTAGTAATATTTTCATTTTTGAGATTTCTATATAATACAATAACTAAATATATGATTAAAATTATTATTACACCTATTAATAAACTTATAATTCTCATTTATAATAAAAAAATATATTTATAAACAATATTATACTAATAGGTTAATATTATTGAAGGACTCAATATAGGCATACCATCATCACTAAATGCACATATGTTTATTTCTAAATATTCAGATAATGGTTTTTCTAACTTTTTGTAAATATCACACAATTGCATATCTTTATTAGAGTTTTTACAACTATTGTATATTACATATTTATCTATATTTAACATATTTGGATCAATATTATAATCATTTTTAAGTATAGTAATCAAATTATCAATAGATAAACAGTGATCCTTTCTTATTGATATTCGTAGTCTTGTCCAAGTGTTAAAATGCTCCGGAACTGTTTTAATTTTCATTCCATAGACTTTACTCATCATATTATTATATGTAATATCTGGCTTTTGACTATCAAATATTATATAATTATTTGTACCAATATTAAGGTTAGTATCACTACTCTCTTTACCACACAGATATTTTAAGATTTCAATAAGTACAAATCCTGAAATAATTGTGGTTGTTGTAGACAATGCTGGAATTATTCTTCCAGATATCATTTTGATTTCTTGACTATCACCTAAAGAAA